TTCTCTTGCCACTTTTTCCATAGCTTTTTCAAGCTGTAATGCAAATTCATCATTTACTGGGTTACCACCAAATAATCCTAATTTATCTGCTGCTGTTACTGTTCCATCTCCATCAGAGGAGTTTGCAATATTAGCTGACAAATCAAAAGGATTTTGGTTACCTGTGGATGCTAAAGCTGTGTAGGTCATTTGTACACCTTTATGGAAAATCTGAGTTACATAAGTGTATGCAGCTCTATCTCTTCCAAGATATTCTGTAGGTGTAGAACCTTCTTGTCCTTTGGTTGGTTCTGCTGAAATGGTTGCATTATCTTCTACTTGGACTTGCCAAAATGTAGAGTTTAATACTTTACCACCATTTAAACCACCAACTGCTGACAATAAAGGTGTTCTTTGACCACCAACTTTAAACAACTCACCAGTAAAGTTATTGATATTTTGTGCATAAATCGTATTGTTAGTTAACGAAATACTTGCCATTTTTTATCTTCTCCTATAAGTTAATTGTCTAAATTGTTAGAAGAAGTTTAGAAATTACTGTTTAGAGTTTTTCTTCGCTTCCTCTATAACAGAAAGTTTTGCAGCAATTGAGTTTCGTACATTACCTGATTGTTCTATTTCACGAACCTGGCTTATCACATCTGTGTCGTAGGTATCTACAACTGAGTTGGCTTGTATGTTATTTAAGCGTTCTTGACTTTGTTCTGTACTTTGCACAGCTTCTTGTAATCTGTCTTGTTGCCCAAATTCAACTCCAAACTCTTGTGATGCGTATGCCTGGATTCCTTCAACAGTCATATCACCTTCGTACATCATCTCTACTGCCTTGCCGACACCTTTTGTAGTGTCTAACCCTGCCGATTGAAATACTTGTTTTCTTTCTTTAGCTTCAAATTCTGCGATTTTACCTTCGTAGAGGTCAAGTTTTTCTCTCATCTCTTTCCAGTTCTTATCGCTACTTGTAGCTTCTTCTGAGTTATTAAGCTCTTCTGTCATTATTCTATTGTCCTTACTTCACACATTTTTTTTACAAGAGGCGTATGAGTTACCTCTGAGTGTTTCCACCCATTTTTATTTACTCTACTGTTTTTATTTGACAGGTCTTGTCAGTAGGCATCAAGACCGATTACAAAATCCAGGTCTAGTTTTAATTTCGGACCTAGGTACAAAATAGCTAAAGCTATTATATCATATAAATAGTAAATGCAAGTTGTTTAAACAGGTTTAGGCTTCTAAAAGACCTGTGACTGCACCTGTTGTAGCTTGTGTTGCACCTAACTGAACTGCACTAGCAGACTCTTGTTGTCTGATAATATTCACAACTTGTCGTAGTTCTTCTGATTGTCCTAGTTCTGTACCTTCAATAATGTCTTCAACAGTTGGTACATCTCTACCTTGTGCTAATGCTTGTTGCTGTATAGACCTTACTTGTTGGAATCCTCTTCTTGCTGCACTAACACTAAGACCTAAATCTTTTAATTGTTCTGCTACTTCTACAGATATATCTTCACCTGCAAGTAATGCCTCTGCACCTATCTGTGCTGTTTCTATTCTCTCTGCAACTATATCTCTTGATGATATTGTTCCAGAAATAATATCTTGACCTATCTGTGGGTCTATTGCAGATACCAATATCTCTTCATCTGTTAGTACACGATTAAAGTTTCTTAGATAGAACTCTTTTACTTCTGGTATAGAACCTAATACATCACCTCTTACTGCTTCTATTCTTGCACCTAACTCATCAGGTGATACAACATTTTCTATAAGCTGTGCTTTTCTTTCAGGAGTAAGTATGACATCTGGATTAACATTGATTGCTTCAATCTTTCTTTTATATCCATCTTCTATCTGTCTATATTCTGCTTCACTGTATTTTACAGTTGCACCATCAGGGTTTAAGTTACCTGCAAATGCTTGTTTGTATTCAGGTGTTTGTCTAACTGCTGCTATAGCTGATGATTCATCTTCACCAAACTTTAAATAGTTTTCTACCCATACATCTAATAATGATTGAGATAACAAATTACCAAACTTTAATTTACCTTGTTCTGCAATTCTGTTTTTTGCTGCATCTGTAAGTTGTATTGAATCACTTTGCGTTGGAGTGTCTGCTGTACCTGTGTAGTTAACACCACCTAATGTAGTAGATGCTGCTAATGCCTCATCATAAGACTCTGTATATCCTGCTGTTTGTATAAGTAAATCTGCTCTTTTTCTATCTACTGTAAATCCTGTAAGGTCATCTTTTCTAAATAGTTTTACCTCTGCCATTATGTAGGTACTCCTCTTAATACTCCTGCAGGACTTACACCAAGTGATTGTGCTGCATCATCTGTAATGCTGTCTAGTACTTTAGCATTATTGTTGTTAGCACCATATATAAGTGTTAACTCTGCTGCTTTTGTAGCATCATTAGCCATAAGTATTTCATAAAAAACTGGTGATGTTTCGCTCATTCTTTCACCTAGTTTGTTAAATGTATAGTTTCTCCATGGAGTAGCTATATCCTCGTATGTTAAATTTTCATCATAAACACTTGTAGGGAAAATAGTTTTTCTTATTTCTTTAAACCTATCATTTAGTAATTGATTACCTACTTCTTGTGATTCTGCATTTCTATACAGCTTTGCTAACTCTGCTTGTGAACCAGAGTCTAACATACCATACAAAGGTCCTAACCATTTGTATGATGCGTTTTGTACAGTTGCATAACCAGACCTAGTTTGTGCTAACACACCTTTACCTTCTAGCCAATCGGTAATCTTGCTGTCTATCTTAGGACTTGTACTATCTTCTCCTAATTCTTTTACTTGAAAAGCAGCGTAAGTTTCTGAAAACTCTCCTGTAGTTACCATATCACCAAACCACTGACCAAATGTTTTACCAGTGTTTTCATCTATTACTGCATCTACATTAGTTACACCTGCATCTCTAAGTGCTTGTGAATAAACTAATCTGTTTTCATCTACTAAAGACTTAGCATCAGCAGGTAAGTTTTCATCATCTATACCTCTAGCTTTAGATAGTACTAACCAATCTATAACTTCTTGTGTCTGTGTTTCAAACCAATCTGTTGCTGCCCACTCTTCTTGTGTAATATCTCTATCTTCTACCAAACCTTGAATCCATAAGTTTCTTACTTCTTCATCTGTTTCTAACCAAGGTCTTGCATCAATAGCTGCTTCCATTAAATCCATAAAACCTGTAAAAGGTGAACTACCTTTAACTATTACATCTGATGGTAGTTCTGCTAATGAAACACCAAACAATACAGAAGTTGTCCATACATCATCACTTACTGTTTTTGCAGTAGGTTTTTTTCTACCACTGTAAAATTGATTTATTTCCTCATCAGTGGTTTCATAACGCATAAAGAAAGGTTGACCTGGTACTTGCCATACGACATACTTTTTACCATCTCTAACCCATATTTGCGTATCTTGAAAAGCCATATTTATTTCTCCTGTGACATACTAGCAGATTGTTTAAACACACTATCAATTATAGGTTCACTAATCTTCCATGACAATGACCATGTATCACTAATTGCACCCATCTCTTCCCATGTATCTTTACCTATTTGTTTCCAATCGTAGTCTATATCTTCTGGTTCTTCACCTTCTATTGTCTTACCACCCATAAATGATGGTATAAAATCTCTTTGACCACCTTGGTTTTCTATTGCTTTGTTATACGCTTGACCTACATCTACTACTAATATTGCTAATTCATACGCTGTGTATGCAGCTAATGCAGGTAATGATATAGATGCTAAACCTAATCTTGGTAATATTTTTGTTAACCCTTGTGTTATTGCAACATCACCTGGGTCTAATACTTGTGCTGCACCAAATGTTTTACCTACTAATTTTTTAGTAGTATTAAATAAATTACCAACAAACTCTGGTGCTTGTTTAGCTAATTGTTCAAATCTTTTATATCCACCTTTACCTACTACTTTAGATAAATCTGTTGTTGTATCATCTGCAATATCAATAACTTCACCTGCTTGATTTATTGCTTTGTTGTTTATATCATCTACTACATTTGTAGGTGTGTCTAGTGGATTAGAAATAACATTATATATAGGATTTTCAGGCAGCACCTTACCCATTTCAAAACCTATTTCATCAGGAAAATTTTCACTAGATACAGGTTTTTTAAAATAAGAATTTAATTTCTCTTTTACATTTATTTCTGCTTGTTCTTTAGATGCTTTAGATGCAGCATCAAATGCTTTTACTGTTACTTGGTCTTCTATATCTGCAGGTACATCAAGACCTTGTTCTCGTAAAAATGCTGCTGTTTTATCTTCCTCTACTATTGCATTAAACCACTCGTTTTGGTCCACAAAACCTGCATCCTCTGCAGCTTCATAGAATAGTTGATTAGCCTCTCTTTGAAATAATTTATCATAAACTATAGACATATTTTCATTCATTTGTATCACTGGCATATCAGGTGAAGGAGTTCCCCAACCAGTGTATTGATAGTATTCTTCGTTAAATAATCTTGCTTCTGCGTTTTCTTCAACAAATATGTTTTGACCTAATATAAATTCTTTTGCTTTTTTTGGAAAATCTTCTAAAAACCTTTGGTGCATAGCTTTTAATTCTTCTATGTTTTGTGGTGGTACATATTGTTTTTGTAAATTGTTTATAGCACCTGGTTCTGGAGGAACTCTATCCCATTGTAAATTCGCTAGATTTTCTAAATCTATTGATGGTCTGTTAAGTAACTCCAACATATTGATATAGTCTTCACCATAATTAATTAACATTCTCATCTCTATACTTTCAGGCATCACATGCCTTATACCCATATACAGTTCCTGCCTGTTTATATTCATCATCAAGTTGTTCCATTGATTATCTATTCTCTCTGCAAAAATAGCATTATCTAAAAATTCAGAAAGAGAATTGGGCTTACCCTCACTTATCATTTCATTGTTTATCATTGTTTTTATTGTGTTTGATTGTGGAAGTATCTCTCTTCCTGCTTTAAGATTCAAGTCATACACATCATTGTGATACTTTAATAATTTATCTTTTATAAATTGTTCATTACCTGCTTGATTTAATTCAAGAACTCTGTTCATAGCTTCTTCTATATCCATGTGGTGATAATCATTTTCTAAGAACATTTGTAATGCTCTTTGTCTATATGATTGTGCAGGTGTTAATTGTTTTAATTCAGCTGATACTAAATTATCAGTTTGTATTAATCCTTCATATAATTCGTTAAGGATTCTATCTTTTTCGGAAATAATTTCATTTATTTCCATATTTATTTCTTCAGTAATTTATCTTTTAATTGCTGTACATCTTCTTCAGTAACACCTTTTCTAGGTGCTTTGTCGTGTTGATTGTATAAATCTTGTATGCTTTTGTACTGTAATCTATTTGTTTTCATTATCTACCACCTAATATTTTTAGTGCTTCTTCAACAGGGTATTTATTTCTTAAAGCATTCATCTCTGCTTTTTTAATAGATTGTAGTCCTGCTAATTGTCTTTGTTTATTAACTTGTTTCTCCATCATACTTATAGCTAGGTCATAAAACTTACTAGCACTTGGAGGGAAGTCTTGTGGTGGTGTACCAAACATATTTGTTATACCTTCACTTCTTGACTCTGTATCAATTTCTTCATCTTGTTCTGGCATAGTAGTACTAGTTGTAGATGTAGTAGTACTTGTTGTTGTAGGTTCTTCAGTTACAGGTATTCCTCTATCTGGGTCTAACGCACCTAATTCAACATTTAATCTATTTACTAATCCTGGAAAGTTTTTTCTATCTTCTTCTGTTATAGATGTATTCCATATCTTTGCAACCTCATCTGGATTATCTAATAACAACGCATCATAATATTTCTTACTAGATAATTTACTTGGTCTATTAAATGTACCTATAACCATTACATCAAATTGTGTTTGATTAAATGTAAGACCATAATTTTTTAGTCTTTGATTTACAATTCTTTCTATTTCCTCTAAATCTTTTTCAAGCAATTCATCTGCTTTTTCTTCAGTTATGGTGTCACCTAATTGAAATTGTTCTCCACCTGATGTATTACTGTGACCATATCCTATAGATATAGAAGCACCATCTGTGTATGCCTCTAATTTTAATTCTTCAAGTTCTTTTATAATTTCTATTGCAGGTATTGATGCTTCTAATTCCATATTATCCTCCTTCTGCTGCTGCTAAACCTCTAAGGTTTCTTTGCATTCTAGCAAATGTGTCATCTTCTATATCTGCTTTTGCTGCTAATGCTTCTCTAGGTGCAAATATCTCATCTAATACATCTTCACCTGCTTCAGTTAAAACTTCAGGGTCTGGTTCTTCTGCCTCTACTTCTGGAACAAACATTGTTTCTCCAGTCAGTGGGTTGTAGTCTAATCTTTCTGGTTGTGCAGGTTGTAAGTCACCCAGTGATGCTGCGTAGTCTTCTGCAGTAACACCTAGTTTGCTCATAATTATTTGTTTCTCGCTTGATGACAATGGGCTACCTTTTCTGGTTTCTGCACCTGCTAACATATCATCAACGAAATCTGTTAGGTCTTCCTCTGTAAACTGATAAGTTCCTGTCTTGTATGCTTTCTGTGATTGTGAGTAATCATTTAAAGACTTAGTTGCAGTTATCCATGATACTTTTCCTAAATTATTCATAGAAAAATCCATAGCTAATTTCAAACCTTTAAGTGTTTCTGCATCTGCATAACTTCCATAAGTCTTATCTAAATTAATTAATCCTGCATTTGATAATAAGTTTTTTGTTGCCACTCTCATAGCAGGAGGTAAAGCATTAAACTGTCTTAATATATCTCTTTGATAGTAAACATATTTAAATGCCTCTCCACTACCAAATATTTCTCTTCTTTCACTTTGGTATAAATCACTTGTTAAAAATTCTTCAGCAGGAACTACTTTGACTTTTGGTTTATTAGTGCCTGGTTCTGTTATTACTTCACCAGTTTCTTCATCATATTGAACAACTTGATATTCTTTTTCAAACCCTTTACCTAATGGTTTATTAGGGTCTGATATTTCCATACCAAATATGTCAGCAATTTCCTGTGCAAACTGTGTTGCATCACTTGTTCCTGCAGGAAACATACTTGATGAAGGTTCTGCTATTTCTTCTGGTGATTTTACTCCTGTATCTTCTTCTACCTCATCTGGCATAAGAAATGGCAAACCACCTGTTTCCTCATTTTCTACTGGTTCTGTGCCTTCTAAATGTCCTGGTATATGTGGCATTAGTTATTGACTCCAAATCTATTTAACTCGTAACTAAATACTTCATCAAATACTACCATAAACAGAGGATGTTTTGCTATAATCTCATATCCTTTATCATATAATTTCATTCTTATTTCTTGTGCTTCATTAGAGTCATCTGTAATTAACCAGTTAACTGCTTTTGGTTCATTAGGATAATTCTTTTCAGACTGTATTGCATCTATAGTTATTTGCCTATATTCTACATATTCTTTTATAAATGGTGTTATATCAAACTCTGCAAACCTTGGGTCATCAACTGCTCTTACTAGATAATCTACAAGCACACCATTCTGCAATCTTTCTGGTAATTCACCACCTAATACTTTATTCATTTGTTCTGATTTACCAAAAGCCATAGGAAACCAGTTACCTAGTTTTGCATCTATGACTGCATTTGCAGCTTGTATATTTTCTGGTGAATCTTGACCTGTGGCTATAAGACTTTGTAATTTGTCATCTTTCGCTGCTCTACCTACGATTGATGCTAAAAATCTTTGTACCTCTAAATACATTTCATCTTCATTCTTAGGAGTAATTAATCCTAAATACTTAACAGCTTGATAACCACTAAAGTCTATCTTTCCTTCATCTATATTTCTTGAAAAGTATGGCAGTACAGGACCAAAATCTTTAGCTAATTCTGGATGTGCATTTACAAACTCATATTCTTTTGTTGTTCTTGGTACTCTACCTGCTTCGGAAACTGTCTTACCTCTAACTTGCAACCCTGCAGATGTAAGTTGTTCAGTTATGTCATACTTATCTAAACCAAGTAACCTAACAACTTCTAATAATGCGTAGTATTCTCCTTGTCTAGGTCCGAGTATAGATGTCCACTGCTTTCTCATGTCTTGATAAAAACCATGTATTGCAGCTAACTCAACCATATTGTTGTATGCAATACCTGCTTCGTACCCTTCTTCTCCATACCATTCATTAAAACTTTGTTCATTACCTTCTATTTTGTAAAGAACACTTAGTTTTGGTGCGAATGGACTAACAAATCTATCCCATGTTTTTATTGTGTATAAGTTATTTCTAACTAATGCACCTAACTCTTGTATCTTATCTACATCATCTGCATACTCAGGATGTAACTGTGCTGCTATTTGCATACCATTTGTAGTAGAAGAAATCCATATATCTTCATCTACACCTTCAAAACCAAATGACTTGCCCATAGAATTAAACCAATTCTTTGCAACTGATGGTATTGCCATATCTACTAACTCTGCAGGTAACTCTGTAAGTGACAATGGCTCATCACTAAAAGGTAACTGAAATCCTGCCATAATGTTTTTTTCTACGAATCTTCTACCTGCAGGTTTGTTTCTAAGAAGAAAACCTAAAGGCATAGTTATACCATCACCAAGCGATGGCAGGTAACCTACACCACCAACACCTAATGATTTAAGTGGGTAACCTTTTTTAATATATACTCTACTTTCCTCATCAGATACATCTTCTGTAGCTAAACCACCTAGTTCAGACTTAGTATGTACTTGTAGTGGTGTTCCTGCTGTAGGCATAAACACATACAAATCACCGAATCTATCTTGTGCAATAACATTGTTTTCAATACCTCTTCTAACACCCTGACCTATTTGTACAGCAGCTTTAGGATTGTTAGCAGTAAGAAGTAAATATCTACCCATGTACTCACGATAGGCTTCAAAGAAAGCAAAAGAACTTCTATATGCTTGTGCAAAATATCCTCTTTCAGTTAAGTTATACAACAAGTTAGCGTTAGCTTCCATAGCTGCTTCTAATGCTCTTTGATGTATGTCCATAGCACTCATGTTTCTAGTTATGTTTGCTCTAACATCATTCATATCTAACAATGTTGTATAGCTGTACTCATTCATGTTTTGCATAATGGTGCTAGTTCTAGGATTAAATACTTCTAATGATTTATTCTTTCGGTCAAAAATACCTTTAATAAGTGATTTTTCAAATATAGTATCTGCAACAAATGCTTTTTCTTCTATCTCTTTACCTTGCCTACTAGCCAAGTAATTTTTACCTCTGACTATTGGCTCATCACCTAATGCTTTTACTTGTTTATCATTTAGTAGTTTTTTACCTTTAGTTCTAAGTAAGTTATATACAGCAGAGTTGTTTATTACTTCGTATGTGTCATCTTGTTTAAACAATGCTTCTACTATTTCATCACCTTCTTTTATAAGGTATGATTCACCAAAACTTACTTGGTCTGCTGCTAGTGCAAGATACTTAGCTTTATTGTATGCTTGTACTCCTGCATCAACTCTTGTATCTTTTACACCTCTGTTTATTTTTACTGATACATCTAATACCCATTGACCTCTTGCTTCATCCCATTTACCACCTAGTACATGGTCTGTTAATCTTAATTTATCTTGATTATCTCTAATAAACATAGAAACTGCATCTTTAGTTAAAGAATCTTTACCTGTAAGAACAAGCTGTCTTGTTTTATATGGTGATACATATAACATAGCTTCTTTACCCCAAGACTCTGGGTTTCCTAAATCTAAACTAAATCCATCTATGTTTGCTTGTGTAAACCTATATACCTCATCAATAAGTTCATCAGTAATATTTTGTTTAGGAACAGCTACATTTATTTTTTTACCTAATACTTTTTCTATTGTTTTTCTTCCTACATCAAATGTAAGTTCACCACTGTAGTTGTTTTTCTGTGACTTACCTTTAGTAGATGCTTGAAACTTACTTTTAATTTCTGTTAGGTTAGGTTGTTTGTTTGAAAGACCAAGTATATCTTCTAAACCTCTTTTGGTTGCACCAGGTTTACTTAAATAATCTATAGCTTCATTTATTATGATGTCAATATCACTATCTGCATAACCACTATCAAAACTATTTTTAAGTACATCTTTTAATAAATCTTGATTAGGTAATGCACCATTGTAAATAACTTCATCTTTCTTAAAGTTAGTTACAAATGTACCTACCTTAGAATCATCAAATCCTAATCTTCCCTCTGCTATATTATCTGCAGAACCATAAACTAATTTCTCTGCTTCTTGTACATCAGTTGTAAATTTTATACTCTCTTTGTTCAAAGGATTCTTAGCTATATAGTTAACACTTCTATTACCACCTTGTTCTGTAAATACAGTTGCAGTAAATGTTGTTTCTCCTTTGTAAGTTTTCTGTGTTACTTGTGGTTTTATATTTACATTTAAGACTTCATCATATTCTTCTAATGTAGATACTGCTCTATCTCTTTCTTTTTGTATTACCTCTATAACATCATCAGATAAATTAATAACACTGTCTTCATCATTATGTATTTTAAGTAACTCATCTAACTCTGCTCTTCTACCGAATACAGAAAACGCTTTAACAAATTCATCATACGCTTGTTTCAAATAAGGTATACGAATAAACGAACCTTCTCCTTGTGTAGTAGCAAAGAATAAAGAGTTTAAAAGATTTCTAAATGTTTTCTTACCTTCTATAATTTGTCTTTCTGCATCTACCTTTGGATATGGTATTTCAAAAGGCAACTTATCTACATTCTTGTTATACAATGTAGCAATTCTTCTTGATGCTCTTTCTGCTATATCAGGTGTAGTAGAGGATAAATCTCTAAGATTAATATTTCCTATCTTTGCATCAGCAATAACATTTAATAAATCAGCAGAACCACCTGTGTAATTGTCAATGCTTTGACTGTAATGTTTTGCAAGTCTTAAAAAATCTTCTTCTGTTTGCACAACACCAACTTCTAAGTTTCTTTGTTTAGGTCCTCTTATTTGAAATCCTTGATTGGCTTCATCAATAATTTTTAAAAATGCAGGTTCTTTTTGTAAAGTCTGTGCTATTTGCTCTAAGGTATAACCTTGTCTTTTCATACCTGCTATTGCAGGTGCAAGGTCATCATCAATGTATTTATATAAAAAATATTCGTAAGCCTTTACATGTTCAGGACTTTGTTTGTTTATAAGCGTATGTCCTGTATTAGTAATAAATCTATTATTTACAAACTTTACATCTGCTGAAAATAACTGTGCTATTTCTGGTGAACCAAACTCTTGGGAATCAGATAACACACCTAAAGATTTTCTTACTCGTTTTGGTATTAAGTCATTTAGAAATTTTAATTGTTTTGTAGTTGCTTCTATTTCTTTTGTAGTTCTATATGGTCCACTAATCATAGTTGAAGGTTTACCAAATACTCGTGTCAATATACCCTCTGGGTCATTAAGCATAAGTTTTATAGAATCAATAGGGTTTTTAAGCATGTTTCTTACACCAAACATATTGAACTTAACCATGGCATCTGTAATAAGTTTTAAAGGATAACTTAATCTAAATAACAAAAATGCAGGGTATCTAAAGTTTCTCATGTAACCAAACACAAGATTGTCGTATGTCTGTACACCTTTTTCCATAGCATTAAATAAAATGTTAGGGTCATCAAAGTCTGTAAATACATCATCAATTACTTCTCTTAGTGGACTTTCTTCTTTCCAAAAATCTACCTTGACACCTTCATCTGCTGCTTTACGCACTATGTCAAAGATTTCTTCATCACCTTCTTTGTTAGTTAATTTTCTTCTTACTCTTCTTTTAGCAGATGTTGCTCTAAGTAACCCTTGTATGTCAGGTCCATGTATATCTAAGTTTTTTAGCTGACCATAAAGTTCTAATGATTGTTTTGTAAGGTGTATCATATCCTGTTCAGATGCAACAGAACCAAACATCTTATTTGTTATAATGTCTACTTCCATTGGGTCATAAAACTCTGGACTTCTTGATGGTGACATAGGTTTAAACTCTGCATCACTAAAACCTTGTTTGTCATTTTTAAGATAGTATTTACTCATAAAGTCATCTATCTCATTGTCTGTTAATCCATAAGTACTTTTTAGTTGTAGACCTACTTCACCAAACACTAATTTATTTTGAAATATTTCTTTAGCTTCAAAGTATTGTCCATTAGATATAGCATTATAAAACTCTGTAGCCAGTTCTTCTATTCTGCTTTCTGGCACTTTACCTGCATAACCATATCTAATAAAATACTCCATAGCTTCTTTAGGATTCTGTAAATCTGCAGGTTTTAACTTAGGTAATTTAACATCTCTAGCTAAGAAAGTATCTCTAAAACCACCACCTCTTTTATATGCTGCTTCTATACCTTCATCTAACTCTTTATTTATTAATGCTTCTAAGTTGCTTTCATACAACACTTTGGATTGTAGATGTTTGTTTTTACCTCTACCCATAAAATTACCACCATAAAACATATCTGTGACATATCCATTTTCTATGCCTTGTTCTAATGTTTGCATTATGTCATCTGCAGTAGTGTCAGCAGACTTAACTCTAAAAGCAAAATCTGGATGAAAACCTTCATTTATTAAATAAGTAGCAACTGGTCTGTTTTCATTTTTTGCTTGTACAATTAAATTTGCTATGCCTTCAAATGTTTCTTTATTATTATCAAATATCTCTCTAGCAGTTACACCATTGTCTAACTGTTCTGGTAACGACCTACCTAATGATGTAAGAACCTCATCAAAATTTGCAGCAGTTGTTCTTTGTAATAATCCTGCACCAGGAACAATGTAGTTTAGTGGGTCAAGAAATATGTACTTTGCTGTGTTAATTAATCCTGCAAAAAACCCTGCCATACTTTTAGTTTTTTCATAACCTATATCTTGTATAGCATTGAACTTTGCTTGTTCTGCGTTTTCTAAAATATCAAAATATTGAGTACCAGATATTGTTCCTTGGTCTAAAGCTAATTGTGCTTCTTGTTCTATTCTGTCATATTCATTATCTAAATATTCTGTTACATAATTTGCATAACCATAGCTAGTGGATAAGTTACCTGTTAAACCAAAAACAATACCATCACCTAGTCCTACAGGTATAGCTTGATTAAAAAATGTTTCGTTTAGTTCTTGTTGTCTA